TGTCGGAGGCGAGGGGCTAGTATCCTCGATACGGTTCGCTTCTTGCTTGCTAATTAGCATGAAAATAAATACTAAAAGCAAAGCTCTCAACGCCTTCCAGGATCTTGAAAGATATTTGTCGGCTCAAGTCGGCTATACTCCAGTTTCAAGAGTTTCTTGATAAACTAAGCTCGCTCCGTAGTTTAACGAAAGAACGTGTGAAGTGCTAAAGGGGCTTTCGACAGTCTTTGGCACCCATCAGGCTCTTGGTTCAATTCCAAGACGGAGCAACCTCTTGTTTTTTCCACGCTTATGACGATACACTCATCGTATGGCCAAAAAACCGAAGTCCGACCAGGGGTCGGCTAATGGTGGCGAGCCTGTTCCTGCGCCCCACAAGCTCACCTACAAGCAGCGCAGATTCATCGAAGAATACATCAAAAATAACGGCAACGGCTCAGCAGCAGCCAGGGAAGCGGGTTATTCGGTTCATACGTGTGCAGAGATAGCTGTAGAAAACTTAAGAAAACCTCAGATTATTGCTGCGCTGGCCCAAGAAAGAGATAGGCAAAAAAACGCTGTCGGGTTTTCTCGTGAAGAGGCGCTATCGATGCTGGTAGCAATGGCCCGCGGAAGGCATGCTGATTTTGTTCAGGTCTTGGCGAAGCCATCGGATCAAGAGTCCTATGCTGATTTGGGAGATAAAGAATACGCCTTGAAGAAAGTCACGGAATCTTACAAGAATGGAAACTCAATAGAACTTTATGATAGAGAGTCAATTATCAACAATTTGTGGGAAAAACTTGGTCTCGGACAAACAAATGATCGAAGCGACTGGAAGGATGAGTTCCGAAAAGTTTTCGGATTGTTTAAAAAAGCTTCTGGAGAGTGACGATGAAAAGGGATTCAGAGCTGCGCTTAAAGCCAGATTCGCAACAGACATTCAAGCCTTCGCTAGCTATTATTTTCCGCATTACTGTCAGTATCCTTTTAACGAATTTCATCACGAGATGTTCAGCTCGATTAGCTACATGGAAAGAGCGATTAGACGAGCTAGGGCTGCGCCTCGTGGTTATGCGAAGTCAACGCTTACGGCTCTTATCAAGCCAATACACGACGTATGCTATGGACTTGAGAAGTACCTTATTATGGTCTCAGAGAACACAGATCAAGCTAACCAGAAACTTAGAGACATTCGGACCGAGGTACTTACTAACGCTCAGCTGCATGCTGATTACGGAATCCATTTTCGAGTCAGAACGCCAGGCGAGACACAGTACACAGTCTATTGCGGGAATCATTCATGCATGTTTCAGAGCTTTGGATCGGGTGTGGAAGTACGGGGTATTAGATACGGTGCCGACCGACCCAGTAAAATCATCGTCGATGACGGTGAAAATTCTGAGGAAGTTCTTAATGAAGCGCTCAGGAAAAAGAAAGAGGACTGGTTTTTTCAAGTTATCTCACAGCTGGGAACAAACACGACAAACATTGAAGTAATTGGCACAATACTGCACCCAGAGAGCCTGCTTGCTAAATTGCTTAAGAATCCGGCTTACAATTCCAGAATCTATAAATCGGTTATCAGTTGGGCTGAAAGCGAGAAGCTTTGGCAGGAGTGGACCAAGATATACACGAATATTGACGATGAAGATCGAGCGGTAAAAGCACATGAGTTTTACTTAAGTAACGAGGAAGCTTTGCTTAAGGGATCGAAAGTCTTGTGGCCAGAAAAAGAGCCGTATCTGTACTTGATGAAAGAGCTTATCGAAAAAGGCAGACGTGCTTTCATGAAAGAAAAGCAGAACGAGCCTATTGGTGGCGACGAAGCTTTGTTTGAAACGTTCAAGTGGTACAAGGAAGTCTCGGAAGGCATCTTGATAGAATCAAGCAATACGTTGATTCCGTGGAAAGACCTTAAGGGGCACGACGGCAAGTGGCTTAACATGTACGGCGTTCTTGATCCCGCAACCGGGCAGACAAAGGCTAGAGCTGGCAAGCTAGGCGACTTCTCGTGTCTTCTAACCGGATTCAAGGATCAAAAGAACAGGCTTTTCGTGCATCGCGACTGGACCAAGAGAGCTGCTCCCACGCAGTTTATTGACGAGGTTTTCGAGCATCAACTGGAGTTCGATTATCAAAAGTTTGGCGTGGAAACTAACTTATATCGCAACCTGCTTTTGCCGAATATGATTGCAGAGCGTAAGAAAAGGGAGAAAGAGACACAAAAATCTCTCCAGCTTCCTTTCTACGACATAGAAAACGTCGATAACAAGGAGAAGCGCATATATACATTAGAGCCAAAAGTAACTCACGGATGGATTCTTTTTAATCGTGAGCTAAGCCAGGAGTTTAAGAGCCAGATGACGGCTTTTCCTCATGGTGATCACGACGACTGTCCAGATGCGTTAGAAATGCTTTGGGGCCTTGTGAACAACCGCTATAAGGCGAGTGCGCTGAGTAAAGACGTAATGGGGAATAGATGAAAACTTGCGATAGGCGTCTATAAAAAGTTAAGACCTAGTGTATCGTTTAAGTATATTATTATTTATAGGGGGATAGATGAGCGATCTAAATTTCAGAAAAACTGCACTAACGCCAGTGGGCGGATTCACGCCAGCCAAAAAAGATACAGTTGCAGGCGTTGGGATAGCAACTCCTCAAAAGCCTTTGTGCTGCCCAAAAGGTAAATAATGCCTAGGACAATTAGGGTCGGGCCAAAGCGTTGGTCTGGTCGTCCATCTCGCTTACAAGAACAGGCGCAGAACAATCTCGGCATCATTATGACCGACGAGATGAATCGCAATCAGCAGTTCAGAACGCCTGAGCTGGAAATCTTGGATGCCTACTACGAATCGCGACAATACGATGATTTGCAGGATTGGAATGAGGCTACGATATCGCCAGGCGAGTATGTTCCGACACGCAAGCGCAAGCCTCGTATTATTTATAATCTGCCCAAAGTTTTGGTTGATAAAGTAGCGAGCAAACTATTCGGAGCGCAAGTTTTCCCAACTTTTCTAGTTGAGGACGATCCAGACGATACCGAGTTTTTTAGATCCGTTCAGCAAGTATCAAACTTCAGACGGTCACTTATGCAGCCCGGTAAGCACCTGCTTATTTCCGGCTCTGTGTTTGTTAGATTTTACTTGGTTGAAGGCTTTCCGGTTATTGAACATTTCAATGCGAAATACTGTTATCCGGTTTTCGATGAGACAGACGAGCTTGACTCAATCGAGATTCGCTATGTGTATGAAGATCCAAGCGACAAGGATGCAGCAGGTCGTTGTAAGAAAAAATGGTATCGAATGGTGCTGTCCAAGAATACAGACATTCTTTATGACAACCCCGAGTTTCAAAGCGGCATGGCTATGCCGAAATTCACGGTTGTAGAAGAAAACAAACATGGTCTTGGTTTTGTTCAAGGCGAGTGGTTCAGGACCGAGAAACATAAATTCTCTCCTGACGGATATTCTGTGTTTGGTGAGATACTAGATTTTTGTGATGAGCTGAACTATTCGTTATCACAGACATCGCAGGCTGTTGGATATTCTCAAGAGCCTCAACTTACGGTAAACAATATCGATGAAGATGAGCTTGATTCGCTGATTAAATCATCGCAGAAAGCATGGAATTTAGGCCACGAAGGCAAGGCACAGTTTCTAGAATCAAATCTAGCTGGAGCTAAGGTTGCAGAAGAGCAGCGTGACCACATGCGAACAAGAGCGCTTGATGTTGCACGAGTTATTATTCACGATCCCGAGAAGATGGCAGGACATGCTCAAAGCGGAAAAGCTTTGGAGATTTTGCATGGTCCACTTGTGGAATTGGTTGACGAGCTTAGGACAATGATAGAGCCGTGTCTTCGCAACTTACTTGTGAAGCTTGGCATGGCGCTCATTGAGACTAGCAGCGACGTTATAGATGTGCCCAAGGGGTATCAGCCGGAATCGGTAGACATCACGCTTCAGTGGCCAGCGATATTCCCTCTAACGCTTGAGGATATAGCGCAAAAGGTTGCGGCAGCGGTGCAGGCAACTACGGCCAACATTTTGAGTCGGGAATCCGCAACGAGATGGATAGCGAGTGAATTTGGGATAGAGAACGTTGAGGAAGAATTAAAAAAGATAGAATCACAGCCGATACTTAATCCGTTTGGATCATTTGGCGGTGGTGGTTTTGGCGGTGGCGGCGGGAAGCCTGGCACTAGCGATGAAAGTGGGCAGTAAATATGGCAAATAACGGAGTTCGTTTCATTCGTAAAGGTGGTCGTGTAATACCTATCAGAGAGTCCAACGTTACGCCAAGAGCGGTACCAAACACTCCTTTTCAAGAAGGCGTGAAGGAAGTTGCCAAGGCTGGCGGCCTGGCTGTAGGTGGCGGATTAGGCGTTGCCGGTATAGCTAAAGGCGTTGCTCACTTTAGAGCAAAGTCTAAGGTTTTATTCAAAGCCGCGGGAGCTGCATCAAGTGCAGCGCTAAAGACAAAATTACGCGATAAAGCCGTTCTGTTGAGATATACAAGCTCGGCTATGCGAAAGCTCAAGAATCCGGCGCTGGCTGCCCTGGGAGTAGCTGCGGGCACTCTGGCCTATGCTGGAGTAAGTAAAGCAATACCCACGCAGCATGAAAGGGATCATCCCGTAGAAGCTGGCCTTATTAAGACGGGCGCGGCAGCTGCGGCAGCCTTGGCTGTTCCGGCAGCTTATTACAAGGGGATTGGGACATCTCTTGCGACGGGCATTAGGTATGCGACGGCTCTGAAAACTGGACGTATAGCTAGGCTTCCAAAATTAAAAATAAAAACTAAATACGGTCCCACGGGGTTCTAATGCCGGATTTCTTCGAGTCGGTTGATTCCACGGGAATCGTCGAGGATCATATTCAAGATGTATTACGTCTTGAGAAAACTCAGGCAGACAGCATACTTTCTAGCTACCGTGATATTCGCCACGAGCTTATTGATCGTCTTAGCCGCGTGCCTGTGGGTTCTTTTACGGCTCAGCATCTAAGAGGCGTGCTGGCGCAGGTACAAGGCGCTATAGACGCGCTGGCTGATCGGGCTGCCGGTGGTATGGTTGACGGAGCGTACCGGATTGCAAGGCACGGCATTGAGCATTTGGTTAATGAGATACAAACTTTTGACGATGAGTTTCTGGGAGCCGTTACGCCGATTAACCTAAACGCTGCTTTAGCTGCACGAGATGTCAGCAACTTGCTTGTAGATAAATACAGGACAAATCTTGAGGCTTATGGGACCGGGCTAATGACCCAGATCACAAACGGCCTTTTTAACGCAAGCGTTGGAGCGTCAAGTTACGGGGAGGTTGTGGGATCAATCTCTCAATTTTTCACGGCTGACGAGTGGAAGCTGCACCGGATAGTCAGGACCGAGCTTCACAACATCTACAACGTGGGCAAGATCAAGGGAATGAATGCGCTTGTCGATGACGACACTATACCGGATTTGATGAAAACGACAATGGCACCCCTTGACGCACGCACCGCAGAAGATTCCAAGTATTTTGCAAGCTTAAAACAAATAAGGCAGATAAATGAGCCGTTTGAATATACGTGGAAAGGGCAACTTAGGGTGTTCCAATCTGGACCAGATCGCCCCAACGATAGGCAAATTTTAGTTCCATATCGTACAGCTTGGGGATCTCCAGGCGGTGATTCTTTAGTTGATGGCACTTTTCCGCGTCCTTAACCCCTTGCATTCCTCTAATGCCCATTTACACTAATCGTATAAGTTATTTTTAATTGTCAGTTAAATGGATTTTTAGAGTTAACTTATTGGGCCAGGTGCCCGAGAAAGAGAGTGCCTATGGAAGAGCTAGAGGCTCTGAAAAAAGCGTGGGAGGAAGCTGAAGCGTTAGCTAAGGCCAGTCCCGATAGTAAGGATCTTTTAGTGGCCGCAGCGGAAGCAAAAAAAGCTTACGACGAAGCCAGGGAAAAGGATTCAAAAACCAAAGACGATCAAAGTCCCGGTGACGATGATCCGAAGTGGGATGAGAAGACGAAGGCTTACATCAAGAAACTTCGAGATGAAAGTGCTTCGCACCGAACGAAGAGCAAGGACCTGGCGTCTAAGCTTCAACTTTCGGAGAAGCAAAAGAAAGACATTCTTAAAGCTGCGGGAATCGAGACTGAGTCCGAAAAACCCGAAGAATTAGTGAAGGTCTTATCTGCCGGAAACAATGAACTTGCTTTCCGTACCGCTGTACTGCAAAGCGCATTAGAGCAGGGAATTGCTTCGGATGATGTTGAGTACTACGAGTTTCTGATTCGCAAGGCGACAGCAGAACTCGATGAGAGCGACGAGCTTTCAGAAGATGCTTTGAGGGATATTGCAAAAAAATGCAAGAAAACAAAGTCAACATCAACGAGTGTCGGGAATGGTGGCAAAAGCCCTCCTAATCCCGATGGAAACAGTCAGCT